TAAACTCTAAAATGTCTCGCACCTGTTTGTCAGCGTAACTGTCACCCTCACCCGTGACACCCAGAATACCATACGCTCTCGCCAATTCACCCACACCACCAAGGTCTTCTAACATAGAAGGACCACCCATGTTGGTGCTCGGAGCAAATACATTACGCAAGAACCTAGACATATCCTGACCTGCCATGTCTTCGTTCATACCACCTCCTGCCCCACTGCCAAGCAAGTTGGTCTTAAAATTATACCCTATGTCACCATACACGTTACTCAATGCAATCGGATTATCTATTTCCTCGTTAAAAATATAAGTGGGCCTAGACATATCTGCATTGTCACCAATATAATTTCTGTCCTCAACATTCATTAATATCTTGGCAATGTTCATCAAACCAGAATTGACATTCGGTAACTCCATACCAAAGCCATATCGGTTATCCTCTATCCCAAAGTCTGGGGTAAATGGCGTGCCATAATAATGCTGTCTCGCAAAGTTGTCCTCGAACTCTGACGTTGGCGTATATGAATTACCAAACCTATTCTGGTAATCAACAGTTGCCTGTGAAAGTACATCAGGATTAACAGTCAGGTATTGCCTCTCAGGACTTTGAACAGCAAAGTCTTCTACCTGTGCCTGAAAGTCTGCACCCGGTGCCACACCCTGTGATGCAACATACGCTGTAGCCTGATTCAATAATTCAGGGTTGGCCTGTAATGTCTTCAATGGTTCACTCAACTGAGTGTTGGCCCTCATGTTTGCTAACGAGGCTTCCTGTTGCGCAGCGAACCTACGGAACT